TACTGATCTTGGTAGCTCAGAACTAGAGGGTAGCACTGCGGCTGATATAACTAATGTCGTAGTAGTAACTGCAGAACTTGCTGTTAATGACTACGTTGAAGTTTATGTCGAGCAAACCAGTGGAGGTAATTTAAATACAGGTGGTGGACAGGCTTATACTCAGTTTGAAATGGCAATGATCTAGGAGCTTATATGTCTATTGGGTATTTAATGATTATCCTGGATAAAGAATCTGGAGAAATCCAAGAATCTGCTATTAATCTTAATATAATTGAGCTTCTTAAGTTATCTCAGTATATTAGTAGTAAAATATCAGATCAAATAATTGCTAGCGCTGTTGTTAGTAAAATAAACTCTACTAATGGGCATAAAACAGAAGAAATAGAAGAGGCTTCAGATGTTATTAGCCGCAATTAGAGCCGATATTAGAACTCTATTAGCAGGTACCATAACTCAGTATCCTGATGCTGTTATTGATAAAGCCGTTACACCTTAACCCATCTACAACACCGCCGCCCACGCCATCCTCATCAACTAAGGTGTTGCTGTTTGTTATGTTGTGAGTTCTTTGCAGTTCCCTGGCCTTGTTTATAACTTCAGGTATGGTGTTTACCGCGAATACAAAACGATAGATACAAAGCCAGCCATGCCATACCCTGAATACGGTTGTATCACGGCCTTTACGGGCAACGTCGATAGTCATAAACTTGCCGCCTTCAGGTTTGATATGCTCAGGGCTGAAGTAATCAGTAATAGCATCTTGATCCATAAGCACAGCAGGATCATCATCATATTCAAAGTTGCCGTTTATAAGGCGTTCAATAGTTTGCTTACTGGCAGTTCTTAAAATCATTTCAATGTAAGCGGCGGCTTCAGGGCTGGGATTGTCCGATGGCAAGGCAGGAATGAAGCTATAGCCCGCCTGCATCTTATTGTCTTTGTGGGGCTTGTAGTATTTACTGTATACATGGTTTTTTGCCGGGTTAAAGGTTTCAATCACTTTGCCGGTTAGGCCGTAAAAATGGTTAAGCCTTCTATTTGTCCGGGTGCCCAGTATCTCTATGGCCTTAGCATCACATTCCACACTTTCATCAACAGCGGCACCGGTAAGCTCAAAGCCCCCGAACCTGTGATACTCCGGATCTGATGGCTTACGGGCCATATCAATTAAAAAGATAGTTGAACCGTTGTAAAACTCTATGGTATTCTTTTGCTCGTTGTAGATGTAATCCCTGTCCTTAATGATATTGGATTCATTAAACACCTTCCATAAGGTTAGCAGGGTTGTTTTTTTTAGGTTGGTTAGTTCCTTACGGCACATGCCCCATCCAGTGCCGGGATATGCCAGGCACATTGCCGTTAACCAGTTACATACTAAATAGCTTTTGCCCGAAAATGCCGCGCCACCGTAACCTACATAGTAAGTCTCCTTATCCATAAGGCGCTCCCACGCCATAAACTGCTTTACGCTGGGTTCAAAATTTAGGGTAATTGCTGCATTTATATCCATTATTGGGCGTTTGTCGGGAAAGATATTGTAATTAAAATTTTAACTATTTGCATTTTAAGCACTTAATAGAAAGGTTTGTAAACCTAATACTTTCACGCTGCTTTAATTCTCGGGTTTTTTAGGCATCACAATATTGATAGTAGGCAGCGGCCTGTTATCAATCCGTTTACCATCTGAAGTAACATCCTTTTTATCTACCAGGTTGTTAAGCCTTTGGGTAATTGATGGGTTATAGATGCCACACATGCCGCCTTCAATCTGGTCCTGCCTTATTATTTTCCTTATACGCGAACAGATGGGGAGAAAACTCGTATAGCTTTCGTTCTTATTCTCAAAGTAATCGCTTACGTCTGAAATTATATCCTGCTCAAATAACCAATTTTCAAAGCCTTCCATTGTTAGTGGCCTTTGGTATGGCAGCTGTACAATGGGTTTACCGGCTTCCTGCATTTCCTCTTTAAGCCCTTCAACGTCTGCGCCCCCGTAAATCTTAAAGCTTGTAGATGATCTCTTTTGCTCAACGATTATACGGGGGTTTTCCTCTACCCATTTTTTGTAATTAAGAAAGTGCGCCCACATAGTGGCGGGGTCTTTTATTTTTTTTGGGCGGCCTTGTGGCTTTGCCGGTACTTTTGGTTTAGGTGTTGCTTTTGCCATCCTTATCTAATTATTCGTTTAGGCTTTATGTATGCCCGTGCGTGATGTAGTATTATCGCCCTTCTAACAATCAAACACTGTTCAAGGCTAAACTTAAAGCATTCGCCTGGCTCTATAGGCTTACCGTTAGAAAGTATTACAGAGTACCCCCCGTTTCGCTCTCCTATGGTTGTACGCTTCCTTAGTCTTTTAAGTAGTTTAGTTTTCATTTATTAGGGCGTTAAAATAGTGGCCTCATTGTACTCTTGACACGCGTACTTTATGGCTTCTGTGAAAGCTATGGCTTCATTATTATAAAGGCCATTACTATCAACTGAATTTTTAGCCATGGCTATGTGCGGTGCTTTACCCCATACCTGATAAACATATTTCGTTACGCCCTGGTGTGAACATGAGTGCACACGCATCAGGATGCCGTTATCTGAAAAGAAGTTTCTTATAGGTTGTAAGCTTTCCATGGTTGGCAGTACCGGCAGGGATATCACCATGGCGCCGCCTCCTGGGTTCTTAGCTTTTAGGTACTCAATTAAATCGGAATAAGCCTGTCCTGTAATTATTTCGGTATTCATTAGTAGGGGGTTGTATTAGCAAATATCGGGTTACACCGTTGCCGGTGCGTCAGTTGTAAAAAGAGGGATTTTTTAACGTTTTTCAATAACGTAAACAACTGAATACAAAAATATTAAATATTGCTACATAAACAAAGTATTTAAATAAAATGTTATCCACAATTTACCCTACTTATTAACTGCTATGTTATTGGTTTGTAGTTGGTTTTGCTACGTTTTTGCTACTGGGTTTGCTTTGGGTTTTGTTTCGCTTTTGCTTTGGGTTTTGCTTTAGCAAAATTTGCTTTTTTGTACAGGCAAATAGTGTAGCAAACATTACGCAAGGGTGCAATACAAATATATACCAGTGGTATAAATCAGTTCCAGCGAATACCAGTCTTTACCATACATACCAGTGGTATAGTGTGGTATGCATCTACAGCTTGAAATAATTTTTAAAGGTTACTACTGAGGTTGGTGCCCAGGTTAGTAGTGAGGTTGCTAACGAGGTTCTAATCTTGCTGCAAGCTTGGGTATAGTTTAGCCATAACAAAGTATAGCAGTGTTATAAACCGTATCAGCAACCGTATCAGATTTTGATATGGTTAACCATTCGTGCGGCATTCGGTTAACCACGCTGGGAACATATCAGGGAACGTATCATTATTTGCTGGTATGTTTGCCGGGGCAAAATGTGCGGCATTTGCCAAAAACAGATTTAACGGGCGTTGAAATTCGTTAACGGCTGCCTTTACATGGTTAATGTTACTGTAAACCCGATTAAAGGCGGCATTAACCCAGTTTAGTAACAAGTAAACCGGCGGTAGATAATCGCACGTGCGATGCATGCGATCGGTATGCGACCGCATGCGAATGAATGCGAAGGCGTACACTGGCTTTGTAGTGGGTTTGTAAATAACCCGGTGGTTATCGTGGGTTATGATTAACCCACTGGATTATTTGGGTTATTGATGGTAGCAAACGGCAACAAAATCAATAAGTGCTAACAAAATCAGCAAGTGTTGAATTTGTTTAGCAAAATAAGCATTTGCTACGTTTGTTACGGTTTGCTTAGCATCTGTAGCAATTGCTTCAGGCATTTCGGCAATATGATTATGTATTAAAAAAGATACATTAACAGATGCATTAAGTGATACATATCTTAATCATGTGTTCTACATATTGAGGTCATAGCCTGGTCATACGACCTCAAGGCGTGGGGGTAATTGTGTTGCGCGGCAAAAATTTTTGTAAATGGGGGGGTGTTTTCGGGCTGTTTGCGGGGTTTTGAGCGCCCGGCGGCTGTACTGTGTTGCCTTTGCGGCCAAAATCGCATAAACGGGCTTACTGATGGTTTCGGCGGCGTTTTTGCAGGCCCGCCCGACCGCTTTTGCTTGTTTTGATTGATTTATCATCATTCCATTTTCGGAATAGATGCTTTAGTTATAAGGTCAAAAGAAATTACACTGAGGCAATACTTACCTTGCACATGCCTTCTTTACACAGTGCTCCACTGTTATAAAGTTCATTTCGGTTAAGGCTCCCGGCCTTCTTAAGGGATAAGAAAGCACCGTAACCCATAGGCGCAATTATGGTAAATGATCGCTCACACTCAATAAAGCCTTTCTGCTCTAATTTCTTTTTCCAGTAGTAGCCTGTACCCTTCGGGCTGGCTAATTTCCTTTCATTGTGCTTTAAGCGTGAAAAGGCAGTATTGCTAAGGCGCGTATCAGGTGTGATAACAATATTCCCTCCGGCTTTCTTTGCAACGCGCTTGGCCATGTTGTAAAGTTTAAGATCATCGGGATTATCGAGATGCTTTAATAGGTCGCTTCTGAATTGCTTTTTTGCAATCTCCTTTTTCTGTGCACTAATATTTGAATGGGTTCTTACAAACATAGACCTGCTGGCGGTATCGGTTAGCTTCTTTTCGATAGCTACCGGCACCAGCTTGTAAGATGAGTATAATTCTTTGGCTTTCTCGTTTCCGATAATGTACACGTCGCCGTTGCTTTCAAAGTGGATAAGATCCATTTTAACCAACGTGGGCACATATTTCTCCAGGGTATTTAATGATATGCCGCTGTGCTTTCTTAGCAGGCCATACCCGCCCAAAGTTTTGTTATTCGTGGAAACGTATGCAGTAAACTTATTTTTACTGTTACGGGCCGCTTTTAGCATGCAAAATACAGATACAAGCCTATCGCCGCCTTTTTCATAAAGGTTGCGGTATAGCTTAGAAGGTATCCTGATTATTTTTTGCATGAATGGAAAATATAGAAAGCAACAAACCCAGCTGATAGGTCCGAATCTATCAACTGGGTTTTGTTATGGGTTTGCTATGGCAGCTACTCCCTGTATTTTCCTGTTAGCTTAGTTTCGGACCTTAAGCATGGTACAAATATAAGGAAATATTTGAAATCAAAATTATTAAGGCAAAAGAATTATAAATAATTTTCAGTTGCAATGGGCTTGCTAACCTCAATTACATAGAATAAAGCCTGGACTGTATCTAAATTCAATGTAAAATCTGCATATTCCGGGCCATCATTTAACGAGTGGCATGTAATGGTACCGGTTTCTATATCGTGCGCTGTTATCTGTTTTAGTAAAGGCATACGGCTTTGTGTAGTGAAGATAATCCAGTATGGGAAAATGTTGATTCTTAACTTACTGCCCCAATGTACGCGCTGCAGTTCGCGGGTGGTTACAATACTGTTATGCTGTATAGAATCTAAGGTGCCGTTATCCATGCTATCCCCTTTTACCTTAAAAGCCACATATCGGCCTTTTGCGGGTTTGTCTACAAAAATGCTATGCTTTGATAAATGCTGCAGTTCCTCAGCATCCTGGTATATATCTAAGAAGCCCGCCTGCACATCAAAGCCTGCCATGGGCATCGTCATAAGATACTGCCCGTTTTCCATCTTTATAAATTCATTTGTGTAGTTATTCTCGAAAACTTCAACATGGAATGCACCGTTAGTTGGTAAATTGTTTGTCTCCTGACTATAAAGCATTTCACCCGTACCTTTTAACAGCCATTTTTCACGCACGTCGGGAAATGTATCTAAGATTTTTACAATCATTTCAAAGCCAGGCTTACTTTGCCTGCCTCCAATTATATTACTTATGCTCCCGTTATTTTCGTACCCGAGTTTTTGACTAAAACCGGTAGCATTCAAGATGTAGAAAGCCATAATTTCTTTAATGCGCTGATTTATATTCATTTAAAGATAAATTAAATCCAATAATTATTTAGAACAGTTATAAATTAACTATTCTTAGTGTTAAATATTCAAGGCAGATGAATAATATTATTCTTTTGCCTTAGATTTGCAGTGTTGATAATGATGATAACAATCATGTTAACGGCTGCAAAGGTACATATTTGAAGGAAATATAAGTTAAAACCATGTTAATATTTGCACTCAATTGACTTAAAATAATGAAATAATTTACAACTGAATACATAATCACAAAAATCATAAATATGAGTACTGAAATTTTAACCGTACAACAGATTAAAGACTATTACGCCCAGGTAAAAGACAAAACAGCATTTTCAATGGCCTGTAGTGAAAAGTTTGGCCCCAAAGCAAATTCTATAAGCACAACATGGTTTACCCGCTTCTTTAATGTACCAAAGCAGCACCATGCTATACTTAAAGAAATGTTTGAGCAAACTATCGCCCAACAAGCGTAAAAGTAAAGCATAGCTAATAAGTGTAATCCCCTTAAACAGGTAATCATGGAAATACAAACCTTAGTATTTGAAAATAATGGCAGCCCCGTAACCAGTAGCGTACTGGTAGCTGCAAAGTTTGGCAAAGATCATCGGCATGTGCTTGAAAGTGTCAGAAATATGACAGCCGAAAATTCGGCTCTCCTATCAATGTTTGCAGAAGCCACTTATATGAGTAGCCAAAACAAAGAGTTACCCATGTACCTAATAAATCAGGATGGCTTTGCATTATTAGCTATGGGCTTTACCGGTAAGAAGGCGCTTAACTTTAAGTTAGAATACATCAACGCATTCAATAATATGAAATCGATGCTTAATTCTGATGATTACATACTGGAACGCTCCCAGCAGATCCTGCAAGGCAGGCTGCAGCAAATAAGGGCACAGTTGAACCAGGCGCAAACCACCATCGAGCAACAGGCGGTAAAGGTCGAATACCACGATAAGGTACTTAACACCAGCAGTACCCACACCACTACTTTAATTGCAAAAGAACTGGGCATGACGGCCATTGCACTAAACAGGCAGCTGCACGAATTACGAGTGCAATTCAAGCAGGGTAAAACATGGGTGCTGTATGCTGAACATCAGGATAAGGAATACACCAAGCCCCGCACCATTACCATCAATGATGATCTTTCAGTAATGAACACCCAATGGACTGAAAAAGGCAGGCAGTTCATACACTCATTAATCTCTAACAATACAGCCAAATCTAATACCTAAATTTTATGAACCCAAAAACCCTACAATTAATAAACGTCACCCCTGAAGAGTTTAAACAGGAAATAATTAACGGCCTGCTTAAAGAACTGCCCGCCGTACTGGGAAAGGTAGAAAATGAAGAACTTCTAACCCGCGAACAAACCGCCGCCCTTTTAGATATCAATCTTAAAACTTTAGGTGAATGGACTAAAAAGAAAAAATTTCCCTCTTACGGTATGGGCAGCAGGGTATATTACAAACGAGCTGAAGTAATCAGCAGCTTAACCACGCTTTAATTTTCAATCTAAAATATAATCACAATGGAATATGCATATCGCGCAATGGGTGAAGCCCTAACAGATAGTAACTATGTCGCTTCCCTTTTCGGTATCAATACAGATGCCGTCATTAAGCATATTGAAGCTTTAATGAAACACTTACAATATCCCGCTGATTTTTTTGAGAAGCCTACGGTTTTTAAAATAGATGAGCACGGAAATAGAAAGCCATCCCCGCCCATGTACTTAATCACAAAAGAAGGCTTTGAATTATTAGTTGATTGCCGCCCGGATGAGTACCATGCTAATCACATAGAAACATTAAGGGCAGAATTTAAACGAGTGGAATTAGATATCGAAGCTAACCCAGGCTTTGTGGAATTTCACGACTTTTTTTTACCTAACAATAAATAATCACATTTTAAAATATAATCACAATGAAAAATTTAATCCTTACCCCTTCAATCATTGAAAAATTTGAAAAATACACAACAGATTATCGTTTCTTAGTTGGTATTGGCTATAATAGCCCGTTTTATACAAATCTTTTAAGCGCCCATACATTACTTAGTTCCGCTGAAACACTATGCTATGATGCTCCAGAAAGTTCAGCATTTAACCTTACAGAAACATTGGCTCAGGTTGGTAATATCATTGAAATTGTAAAAGAAATGCTGCCTTTACAATGCATCGAATTTATGGATGAAATTGCAATGGCCATTAAAGCAGCGGAATCTACTCCGGCGCAGTCATTAACACAAGCCCATAAAGCTGAAGTGGCAACAAGAAACAGGGTAATGGAACTTATGGAAGATAAAACTAAAAGCCTGGCTGATGAAAATGAGCGCCTATTAAAAGAGTTGCAAGATTTAAAAGCCTTTGCAAAAGAAATACCGTTAACATAGCAGTAGCAGGTACAAAAAAAGGGCCTATATGTAATCACTCATATAAGCCCTTTTGAAATTTTCAATATAAAATATAATCGATACAAATATAATCACTTATTTTAATGCTGCAAATTAAAATTTGCGGCCAACCTTGAAATTTATATGGAAAGATACCTCCACCCGGAAAACTATAATCTTAAAGATTTAGAATACTTTCGTACAACAGCATTACTGGCAAGTTGCTTTTATTCATTTTATCAGTTTACTGAAAGATCTGAGCTTTTAAACGTCCCGTCTATAAGTTATACTGATGCTGAAGTTTTCGCCGACATGTTGTCAAGATTTCGCAAAACACCTGTTACACCTGCAGAACTTTTAACTCAGGATATTAATGAGGAAGATACTGTTATAGAATTATATCAGGTATTTAAGGGATATAAAAACAAACTGATGCTTGAAGGCATTGATGAAAAGACTATTGATGCTTTTTGTAATCATTTATATAACGGATGGCACCGCCCAGCCCAGCGCATTAAAATAAACATATTTGAGCATTGCCACCACTTAATGACATTGTTAATGTACTATTCAGGACGTATTGATAAAGTTCAGTTTAATACTAACTTTGTTTCTATAGGCATCATCACATTACGAAGCCATCCCGCTAACTTTGAGCGCTTCAGTAATATTTTTACCGACTTGCATAATGCGTACCATGAAATAGCCGAAAAACAGCAGGCAAGGGCCTTAAAAAAGTCTTTGAGCGATTTAGGTATATCACAACCGATAAACCCATAAGGCATGAGAGTATGTAAAGCATTCATATACTTCTGCAGGCTGTTTACAGTTGAAGGTGTGCTTCCCAAAGGGAATGTAATAATATTGCCTAAACCCGATGGCACGCCCGTAACCTTAAATGACTTGACAGACATTCATTTAAAATATTCTGGGTACAGTCTTATTTACTTAAAAAAATATACTAATTTTTAAAAATTGAATTGTGAGTATAAAATAGCGCATTAAGGAAATAATGGTTTTATATGGTTTGAATACTTTAAAATTCAGTCATGAGCTTGGTTATGAAAACAATGGCAATATTAATAATATTACCGGAAGCAGACAAAGCAAACCCGGCTTTGATATTTTGGCTAAAATCTTAGATACATTTCCCGATATTCGGGAAGCTTGGTTAATAAAAGGAACCGGCGCAATGCTTTACAGCGATAGCTTTGAAACACCTGCCCATGATATGGTAAGTAACAATTACAGATCATCTGTTTTAAAGACTTCATACAAAAACAAGTTTAATGAGGGCCTAAATGCTATTTTAAAAGATGCAGCATGTTCCTTTCTGCTGTGGTGTGATGCCCAGCCCGATTTTAATGAAAGGTATGCAGGCAGATCTGTGAGTGAGATTTATGATGTATTTGAGAATACCCGAATAGCACAAAAATAGAACGGTATTGTGTTGTTTTAATTCAAACTAACTATATTGCACCACTTTTACATCATTAACACCAACAAAATATTATGATACGATTTATTTTTACTCTGGCCGCAATTGTGATGATGGCCAGCTGCTCAGATGATGATAGTGCAGGGGGCAATATAAGTAATGACAACTTTTTCGGAACCTGGAAAACAACACAAGTTATAACAGGTATAGATGAAAACGGTGATGAGTATAATTATAATGTTGAGGAATGTGATAATTTCGTACTTGATCCTACACTAACAACTTATAGCCCTGATGGCACCTATCAAATGGTTAGGGCATGCGATCCATCTGATGTAATTGAAAATAATGTTTTCTCTTATAATAATGGTATCTTAACCCGTACTTTTGAGGGTGAAGGCACAAAAACTTATCACTTGGTAAGGTTAAGTGATAGCAGAATTAAGATGGATTATTTCACAGGCTCCAGCTTCAACAACAACACAAGTTATCCTGATGTAATCATCGAAAAACAATAGCACCGGCACTACATTACCGCTGCATTTTGTCGTTTAAAAATGCATTTTATCGTTAATTAGGATATCCTTATTACAATTTGGCTATTTATAATGTAACTTTAATTACATTAATTATTGCAAATTGTAATTTTTACGTAATATTACAGACTAATTTATTCAAACCCCTTATGCGTATGGAGACAAAACCATTTTTAAAAGGCCTCTCAAGGTTCTCAAACATGATGGAGGTTACATTTAGAAAGATTTCACAAAACCTTGATTTTGAAAACCCGCTACCTGGCCGAAATATTGATGCAATTTTAGAGAACCCTGAAGACAAAAGGAAACTCGATGATGCAGTTGAATATCTAAAACAACATAGTGATGTGCGAACTAAAGAAGTAGTACTATCAGACAATCAGACGTTAACAATATCTATTTCATAAATTGAACTTTAATATAGCACTTAATACCATTATTTATATAATGGTATTTTTATTTCCGGGCGTTTTATTTAGAAAATTTTATTTTTCAGGAAAATTCACTAAACAATTTAGCCAGGGTAATTTACTGGAAAGATTTTTATGGACATTATTTTGTGGAGTAGTGTCGCTTTCAATTTGCGGCGCATTATTCTATTTAATTAACGTCGAATGGAAACTTGAATTAACGCACAATATGACGTTTGAAAGTATTTCAAGCATTTTTCAGTGCCTGTCAACTAACAAATACCCCCCTGAATTTTCAAATAAAGACAGCTTAAAAGAAATAGGAATGTTATTAGTTATAGTTTATGCATTCTCTATATTGGCTGGTCTACTATGTGTAAAACTGGTAAGGCTTTTATCTTTTGACTTGTATATATCAATCTTAAGGTTTAATAATGATTGGGTTTACATATCTGAACCAACTAAATCAAATGGTGTAGAACGTAGCTTTTTAGATGTATACACGCCTTATGTAGATATTTTAATTATTCAGAAGGACAAAGAAGAACTATACAGGGGAGTGCTGCATGATTTCTTTTATGACAAAGAAAATAAGCTTGAACACATTGTAATTAAAAGTGCATCCAAATTTATAAAGGTTAAGAATATTCCAGAAAATGAGCAAAAGATTAAGCATTTAAAACAGCTAATTAAAAATGGAGATAAAGAATTTTCAGAACATAAATCATTTCCGGACGAATACGTATTTAAAAAGAAGATTCAAGGGGACAGGCTTGTGCTTTCTGCTTTAAATATGACGAATATAAATTTTACTTATGCGAAAATAGAAAGTGGACTGAATAAGTTTATACGTAAATTTCTCTTAACTACACAAGTGATATTATGGCTGATTATCGCAGGACTAATAGTGCTTCCCGCGATAAATATTGAATACACATATTTAGATACGTTTGTTAAAAAGCTTACTTTTTCAATCACATCTTTTTTTGTAATAGCAACTTTATACACAGGTATGAAGGATTTTTTATTAATAAGAAAGAGTTTCAAAGAACCATTTTTTAACGCTCTGTTTTTAGCTACTCCCTACTTATGGGTATTTAATATATTTGAATGGTATTGGACTATTGGTGCTGCACTTTTAGCTGTAGTTATCCTAACAGCTATAACAGGAAAAATTGAAGTTTCAAATAGCGATGAACAGAACAGATAATTTCATGTATTAGATAAAGGGTGCCCTATGTTGGAGCACCCTTTTTTTAATACCCAAAATGTGCGCCCAGCTCCTTTGCGCGGTCGCTGCTGCTCTTACGGATATACCTTAAAAACATTTCTTCTGTCTTGTGGCCTGTTGCCGCAATAAGTAATGATGTAGGTATCTTATCGTAATAATTAGATGCAAACGAACGGCGGCCAACGTGAGAGGCTATAAGTTCGTGTTTGGGATACATACCGTGCACCATGCGGAACATATTCTTACCGGCGGCATCTTTGCCCACATTCATTTTTTTAGCCCCGTAAATAACCTCATCTAAGCCTGCAAGCTCGCACACCTTTTTAACGGCGCGGTTGTAGGCTTCACCTGTTACGGGCGGGGGAAAATCCCCCCGGCGTTGAAGTATTTCTATAATTTCTTTATGTACTGGCAATGTGAGTTCTTTACTGCCCTTTACCTGTTTAAATTCGATTAAAGGCATTTTATCATGGTAACGTATCATAGACTTTTTAAACCTCATAAAATCGCTTACACGCTGCCCTGTGTAACATGAGACAATAAGCCAATCCCTATGATTTGCCAAAGCTGTACTTAGCTTAGTTTTTTTTATTATATCCAGTTCCGCAAAGGTTAAGTAAGTTGTTTCTACGTCTTCAAATGGCAGGCCTATTTCGTCCAGGTGGTTAGATATTTTTATCCCACGCTTACCGGCATGCCTACACATTATGCGGATAAAATGCAAATCACTTGCCACTGTATTATTGCTAAATTTATGCTTTGCGCTGAATGCCTCAAATTTATCTTTAAACTCCAGGTTAACCTCTTTGATTAAATGCTTTTTGTTGATCTCGGTTTCAAACTTTGAAAGCTTATTTTTAATCATTTGGTAACGCTCTATAGAGTTTTCAGAAATTCCTTTTTTAAGCTTCATGTAGAAATCAAAATACAACAGCAGCCCATCGGGCGGGGTGTCAATATCTTTATGGCCTGCTGGGTGTAAAAAGCGTTTTAGCCATGGCGTATTAATCAATTCCCTATCCGCATTATTGTAATGCTTCAGTAAATCGGCCTTTAAATCTGATAAGTCAGAATTTAGCTTTTTAAAGTAGCTTTCGTTTAGGCGCTTTGGGGCCTTCTTTGCATCGCTCCATTCATTAGGCAGTATGTTATATTTAGTTTTAGCCTCTACATCTACAGCCCGCCCATCGGTTAAGCGTATGTAAATAGGTACTGATTTTCCGGGGGGTGTTTTTTTGGTATTCTTTAAATTATAAGTAATTGAAGCCATGTGATTATATTTCGGTAAATATAATTATTTCCCGACATTTTCCCGACAATTAAGTAATTTAAAGTATTTCAGGGTATTTAAAACGGACGGTAATTACAACAATAAAATTTTGAATGTGAGTAATTTAATAATTTTAATACGGTTTTATTACGCTTTTAATGCTTAGTGAAATTACCTCAACATGTAACTGATGGGTAAACATTAAGATAAGATTAGATATTTGTAAATCAATACATTAACTTTAAAAACAAATAGCTTTTTCCCGATATTTTCCCGACAATCTAAAACCTCATTATTTTTCCCGAACGCGGCAATATGCTTTCAAATTGCGTAATCGTGAAAATATAATGCAATATAGTAATTATAACCGATCTGCTATCGGTTATACCGATGGCAGTTACATATAGCAGGGGCACGGTAATGCGCCGTACCCCTGCTATGATAATTCCCCTGCCTTTGTACGAATGTATGCTTTAAGCGCCTCCAAATGTTTTTCTGTAAAGCGGTTGTTATTTTTACCGCCCCTGTTTTGCCTAAACACATCGTAAGATATGCCCATGGCTTCAGCTGCTTTTTTTGCAGACATTCCGAACGTCTCCAGCACTACCTGGATTGCCTCGTTTATTTGGTTAGCATCCATACGATAAAAATTAAAAGTAATACACCCGCTAAAAGATCATATATTGAAAACTCAATTTCAATACGATAATCAATTTCCCTTTCATAAAGGTTTTTAAAAAATTTAATCATTGCCTTAATCATAATTATATAACTTTGCAATTGGATAATGAGGGGGATTTTACACCCCCTCAACACTCTAAGCTAAAAGTTTCATTAACTTTCTAAAGCTGGCTTGTATTCTTAGCAGGAACTGCCAGCTTTTTTTCTTTTTCTTAAAGTGAATTTCCAATTTGAAATTCATTCTTAGTGAATTTGAATTAAACAAAGAAGTAAAGAACTCCGTAGCTGTCTCTCAACTACCTTACAAATATACATCACATTTTTGTGATGCGCAAGTGTTTTGAAAACTATTTTTAAAAATAATTGCACAAAAAAAGCACCCTTGAATGAGTGCTTAAAATACCTTTTTGCTGATATCGGAAAAATGCCCTTACCTGCCCAGCAGATAGCCCCCAGCCAAACCAACGCCCAACCAAACATACCACTTTTTGTAAACTGGGGCCGGTATGGTAATTTCGGCCGCCTTGATTTGGGTTACTTTAATGTAGGGGTTAGTATTTGTGATATCGGTGGTTACGGTTTCTTTACCCAAAAACCATTTACGCTTGGTGCCCGTTATTACCGTAGCTGTATTGGGTGCTTCAAAATTAGCCGCTGTAAAGCCGTTTTGGTTTGAATGATAGGTAAAGCTGTACCATTTATCTTTAACCTCCCCTGAGCGCTCAAATACGCACGGCACGGTGTCATGGTAAGCAACGGCAACGGTATCGATACGCGTTACCGCTTCATACTTGGTTATAGCGTGTACCCGTGCAAACGCTTTTGCGAGTGCTGCCAGTTCCGCATCTTTTTTAAGTAACAGATCCTTTGCCTGCTTTTTGTCGAGCTGCAGGGTTGCAATACTGGCCGTGGTCGTGCCTAAACGGTTTTTATAATAATGCACGCTGTCAGTTAAGGCTGCAGCGTTATCGTTGCCGGTGCGCTGCTCATGGCTGCACCTGCCTACTGAAAAAAACAACGCCACCACCAGGGCGGCTATTGTTATGTATAGCGTTTTGTTATTCATGGTTTAAAGGTGTCGAATTCGACAGGTTTTAAATAGGGGAATTCCCCCGCTTTTAGATTTAATGCTTATCTTTGAACTGGCTGTAAGGATAATAATCCGAGAAAGCCCCCTATACATTAAAGCCTGCGTGTGCAGGCTTTTTTGTTACGCTTCATTTTCGCTAACCCCACCGGTAGCCGTTAAGAATATCCGTTTTACACTGGCGGGTTTACCTATGCTATAATCAGGGCGGCGCGTACCGCTTAATCTACTCTTTGCTATGCGTACAACACTAAACTGGTTACTTTGGTTGCCTCCTGCCACATGGTAATACAAATCATCTTCGCCAACGTATAGCCCAACGTGCCCGCCAGTGTTAAAAGGATATTCTTAACGGCTACCGGTGGGGTTAGCGAAAATGGAGCGTAACAAAAAAG